TCCCACGCATCGGCAAAGTTCGAAGCAAGTCCGGTAATGGTCTCGGCTTGTTTCTCCATCAAACTTGAGAAACGACCTCCTTCGGAAGTCATGGAGATAAAAGCTTCCTCAACTTCCTTAAACCCTATTTTGCCGGCACTCACCATGTCAGCAATGGCATTCTCCGAAACGTTCAGATTTTTCGCAAGTTCAGCAACTACCGGCACACCGGCCATCTGGAAGTCCCGAAGTTCACGTCCTGTGAGTTTGGTTTGTGTGCGAACCTGGCCGAAGTTGTTAATCAGCCTTTCAATAGGTACTGACAAACCGGCTGACACGTCTCCCATTGCTTTCAGGGTAGGGATTACCCGGTCTGCCTCTATCCCAAATGCAAGGAGTTGTTTTGTTCCAGATGCAACTTCTGAAAGCTCGAAGGGTGTCCGGGCTGCAAACTGAACCACGTCTGCCATCAGTTTATCGGCCTCGGCTTTGCTGCCTAACATGGTTTCAAAGGCCACTTCAAGCTGTTGGAACTCCCCGCGAACGCGTGCCAGGTCTTTCACGAAGGCTCCTGCTGAGAATATAGAGAAAGCGCCTGCAAGTCCTTGTCCTATTCTCCGGGTAACAGCGTCAATCTGCTGCCCTTCTTTCTGCATGTTAGAGGAAATCTGACCGATTTGTTTGTTGATGTTGGCAATGTCTTTCTGGAGTTGTGTGCCGTCTATTCTGGCGTCGAAATATAAGCTCATTTTGCAATGTGTTTAGAAAATTTGTTTTTCAAATCGTCAACCGTTCCCTCTCTTGCGGGTTTTTCGCCGTTCTTCCCGCTGCTTTTGTAGTGGTAATATGGCATGTCCCGCATTTTCATCATCAGGTTTATCCAGCTATCGCCCCACATCAACTCTTTTTGGCTTCCGATGTGGAGGGTTTTCTGGATGTGTCCGAGCGTTCCCCAGAAGGTTTCCCCTCCCCGGTGTTCTCCTCTTTCTTCGTCCGTTTCTTCAGGTAATTCATTGCTGGCGTCAAGCTCATAATAAGAAAAAAAAAGCCTGGCCCCATCTGTTTTTGTACTAATAGGAAATAACTGTAAAGGTGCGCCATGTCAGGAACACGATTAAGCAACAGCCATTTATACCAACGATATTTCCAAGCCCTTGAAACTTCACGGTTAATAATTGCTGTTGCAATAATCCCTGCAATGATTTTCAGGTTTTTGCCCTTTTGCATAAACTCCTGAATATTCCCTTCGTCAACCGATTCTAAAAGGGTTACTTTCTGTGAAATCCGAGCAATGGTTCCCGGACGGGACGGGCGTATTGTAAGAGTAATTTTCCGGCCAAATACCGGCTCAGTTTTAAATTGTATTCCTTCATCAATTAAAGCTGCTCCTGCTTGATATTCTGTGCTTTTTTCTTTCATGGATTGCTTTAAAAAAAGGCCAGCCGAAATGACCGGCCCTTATTCAATTAAAACTTCATTATATGAATAAACCCAAACTCTAAGACGGGTTAGGGAGCTTAATCATGTAAGGCGAACCACCGTCGCCGGGGTCTTGTGCGATAGCTCTTACTTCAATTTCCAAAAGGTTTTCACGGCCAATACCGCCATCGAAACGGGCCAAAACCGCTGCCTTGTAAATCTGGAATACAGCATTGTTGGTTGTAGTAATTTCTAAAGCAAGATTCATTGTAGCAACGGATACAGGACCCGCATAAGTAACAACTGCCGTCTCACCCGAACCGTCTGTTCCTGCTGTCCCACCTTTAACCAACGCAATTAGCGTCGGTGTAAGGTCGTAGCCTCTCCATGTAGCTGTCAATGCACCTACGTCGGTAACAATCGAAATAACCGGAGTGGTAACCTCTTCCACGTTGAAGTCTTTAGTTTGTGCTTCATCTTCGGAAATGGTTAAAGAACCAGCAACGGTTTGCGCCCACGGCGTTAAGGTTTCAGGCATTTCAGCCGATCCTTTGGGAGTCCCAAATTTTACGGACTTAATCCCATATACATATTTTTCTTGAGCCATAATTTCTAATTTTTACTAATTCACAATTTTTACTGATAATCTGATATTTGAGTAATGTTCATTCAGCGAGTCCTCACGGAGATAAGCCTGTTGTTCAAAATTGATAATAATTCCGGTTGCAGGCACATCTTCTAGCAAGGCCATCAAAACGGCTGTGCCTTCTTCAAGTTTTTTCAGGTCTGGCATTCCAGATGTGAGGTTGCGGACATGAAGATTGACATTCACATAACACCTCTGGAGTACTCCCTCAGAGATTGGCAACGCATTGATAACGATGTATTGCAGATGGCTTTTCTTGTCCGGCTTTGTGAGTTTGTAAACCGGCAAGGTAATTTCTGAATCTTTTATCAGGCTAAAAACCCTCTGTATTGCAAAGTCTGTTGTTTTCATCGTAACGTCTGCATTGCTTTTGCCACATTTCTTGTCAATTCATCACGCATTCGCGGCCATTCCCTTTCAGCAAGGTTTTCAGCCGAAGCCAGAACATCGCGTCCTTTCGATTCAACGTGAATTGCGTAATCCATCCCCGCTGTTACAACCAGAAGAAACCCTTTCGGGAATTTTCCGGCAACTTCACGGGCCAATGCTTTTCCACGTTTAATCCCTTCCGTACCTCCGGCCACCAGTTTGTAATTATCCATCAGGCTGCTGCCGTTATGGAAAACCATATAACCTATGCTTGACCTTAGATTTCCGGTCTGGTCCTCAAAACCTACATCCTTCGGTATCAACCTTGCATGAGTTACACACTGTTCGCCCAGGTACTGCATCCGGCTAATGATCCTGTTCTGGATAACATCCATAAACCGGTCAAGTCTCTGCCTGATTTCTGCCTGTTTGAATTTTGGTGTTATACCCATAGCCTTGAATTGAATTTACCGTTATACTGCCTTTTCAATGAACTCTCGTAAATGCTGCCATCAGCTTTTGTCACCTTTACCGGCCATCCAAATTCCAAAACCTCAGAAGTTTTAGGCATGTAAACAATCCAGCTGTAAACTATATCGTTCCCATCGTCTCCCTTAATCACAGGATTTGGACCGGCTGGTTCAGCCCGGCATTCTGAATTGAATAAAACCCCTTCTTCTTCCGTTTCGAAGTATCCGGTTTCTTCATCCTGAACATATTCAGGTTGTTTTGTCACCTCAACAGTATCGGGATAATAGCTTACCATAAATTACTCCGGTTACGGACAGTGGGTTTAATCGCATCAGGTTTGCCAAGCTCCCTGCACAATGAACGATACCACAATTTCAACGCATCAATGTTCCACGAAACGGAAAACCCGCCTTCGCTGACATTTGCCATAGGCAACACAACAGAGAGGGAATTGTAAACCGCCGTTTTGCAGGCGGTCACGTCCGGGGAATTGTCGCCGTTCAAGCCGGCTTCAAGCAGAATCAAATCTACGTCTTCGCCCGATACACTGAACCTTGAAAGCAGTGTGGTAAGGTATTCTTTATTTGTGCTGATAGCCATTACTCAAAGTTTAAACCGGGCTGCCCGTTAAGCAACCCGGTGATTTATTTTAAGCCCACGCACTTGCACTCGCAGTGTACAGGTTGAAGCATTTGTCAATGGTAGGCCATGACGGGAAGGAATTGCTCTCACCCTTTGTTACAACAGCAACAGGATCCCATTCTTTTTTGATCGAAATCAGAACGTTTCCTTTTTTCTGCTGCATCACATCAAGAGGTTTCTCAATTTCTTCAGCAATCGGTCCACTGTACATACTACCCAGGGTAGTGTTTGGAACAAATACCACGTGATCGGCATCGAACGGGTTCACTGTTGAAGCAACACCTTTGGCATTCTCGATGTCAACGGCTGTTTCAACCAGCGCCACTTCAGGGAGTCTCAACGACCTGAGCACGGTGTTCAGCACACCAAGGGTTTCCAGCCCAAGACCGGAGCTTTCACCAGCGATAAGCGCCTTGGCGTAAGTCTGGAACTCGGTAGAAGCCACAATCAGGTCAAACGCATCGGGGTGCATCAGTATTTTACTGAAAGCGATCCCTTTTGCACGCGCTGCTTTGGCAACGGCTTTGAAGTCTGCGATAGGCTTCATTGTTGCAGCATTGGCACTTGACCACACAACAGAAACAGTCTTTTTGTTTGCTGCCGGCATTCCGAAATCAACTGCAACCTCGTTGATAATACCCAGCGGGTTGTTGGTAGTTGACAGGGTGATTGATGTAAGAGACAGGGCCTGTAAAGCCAGCCACTCCATACGGGCCATCACGCCGTCAAATACAAAATCGATGTCGTTGAAATAGTCTTCCAGAACCGCGTCAGTTCCACGCAAAGAGCGGGTAATGGCATGTTCAAGAATTTCTTTTTCCGATTTGCGCCGTGCAATGGCAATTTTTGGAATATCGAAATATTTCGTTTCGATGGTTTTCCGGCTTGCTTCAGGAGTCTTCGCGTCATACGAGATGACATAAGCAGCCACGCGGTTACCCATGTCCCCGATAATGGTTTTTGCATCAAGACTGTTCACAGGCTTAACCGGAAACAATGTGGGCCAATACATTTCACTGTATTGCCTTTCTGCCAGATACGATTCTAAACCGGCCTGGCTAAATCCTTCAATAATCGGTGTTTTCATTGTCTTTCAGATTAAGCGTTAAAAGAAATAAGAGGCATCAATGCTTTGAGGGCACTGTTTACCGGGTAAGGAAGGGCGCTTTCACGAACTGCACCACGAACAACAGCTGAACATACAGCGTTTGAAAGCTCAACATTCACGGTGTCTTTCAACACAGCGTTCGGATCGTATTTGTAAGGCGAATTGATAACCATCACACCGGATTTGGTGCCGGTAACGGTGGTTTCTTCATCACCTGAAAGTACGAACTGAGAGAAGTCGAACAATTCAGAACTCAATGCACGAACAGCAGCCTGAATTTCGACTGCGGGAGTGTTTTTCGTTGCAGTAGCGTTTGCAAGTGCAATACTCAGAGTCATTCCTGAGAAAGACACTGCAAGGTTGTCGTCAGCAGCAGAAGAAATTGCTACTGTGATACCGGCTGCTTTACCTGACGGATCAGTTACTGTAATAGTTTTGTCGGTTGCGATGGTCACTGTTACAGTGGCACCGGTTCCAACAGCTTTACCAGAAGCCGATTCAACCAGCACAACGCCGGTTGCATAATTTACAAGAGTAGTTCCGACTACAAGAATATCGTAGTCATCTTCACTGGTTGTAATGGAAGAGATTTCGGCAACCACGTAACCATCGGTTACATAATCACCGGCTTCAAAGAGGTGACCTTTCTCAACACGGACATTGTCACCATCAGCGGAATCAGCCACGCATCTTGCAGTTTTAACAAACTCTGCAACGCGGGTTGATTTGTTAACATTCAACAGGGTTCCGGCACCCAGATACTTCAACGTGGACGGAATCCGCGTTTTATCCAGGCTAATGCCCCCCGGAATGTCTTCCAGAACGTAATCAAAGATTACATTCCGGCCTCCAAGAGTTTCAGAAGTAATATTCATCCTTTAACAATTTTTAATTAACACTAAATTTCTTTTCCCTTGATACCTTCAGAGGAGTTTGAATTGCGCTTCTCAGCGATGGTTTTACCCAAATCAGCCCCCTCTTTTGCAGCTTTACCCATCAAGGGTTTAGGCTGCTGACCAAGTCCACGGTCTGCCAATTCCTGATTGAAAGCCGCAATGTCGGACTCTGTTTCAGTCAAGTATTCGCTGAAGGATTCGTC